AGATTTAAATTCTAAATACAATCCAAGTAAAATTGTAGGTGAGTCTAAAAAGAACGGCAAAAGCTACTTTAAAACACAAGGTGCTGCTTTAAGTTCTTCAGTTCAGCAAAGAAAGAAAAAGAGAGGTCTATAATGCCTAAAACAGCAGCATGGCAACGTAAAGAAGGTCAGAACCCTAACGGCGGACTAAACGCTAAGGGACGCGCTTCTGCTAAAAAAGAAGGCCACAACCTTAAGCCCCCTGTAAAGAAGGAAGAGGCTGCTAAGTCTAAGAAGTCGGCTGCTCGTCGTAAGTCCTACTGTGCACGCTCTGCAGGACAAGCTAAGATGTTCCCTAAAGCAGCTAAAGATCCAGATAGTCGTTTGAATAAAGCAAGAAGGGCATGGGACTGCTAATGGCTAACATTAAACGACCATCACGAACTTCGGTACAACGTAGTAGGAGAATTGCAACGTCAGATCCTAAAAAAACCACTGGTGTTAGTAACCATCGTTTATCTGAGTTTACTTACAATGCGGAATGTTCTGACTGTGTAGATAACAGTTGGAGAAGTATGCAAATTAAGAAGGACAATAATGGCTAAAAAAGTTTGGGATACTCCAGATCCTACAAAAAAAGATAAGAAACTTTCACCTAAGAAAAAGTCTGCTGCTAAGGCAAGAGCTAAAGCTGCTGGTCGTCCCTACCCTAACCTTGTTGACAACATGGCTATGGCAAAGAAAAAGGGCAAGTAATGGCAACTAAGAAAAAAGAAGTAGCTGGCGGCAAAGAGTATAAAGGCTCTGCTGCTAATGGCGGACGTAAGATTATTGTTGAACATTACAAGGATAAATCAGGTAAGTGGCATACTACTTCTAAGAATGCTGCTCGTGCTAAGTACGAAAAGAAGCACGGAAAACTAGCTAAAGGCACAGACGTAGATCACAAGAACAACAATCATGATGATGATAGTGCAAGCAATTTGCGCCCACTAAGTCACGGCAAGAATACTGCCAAGGAGAATAAGCGCAGAGCTGGAAAGAAGAGCAAGTAATGGGACAGTTTGGAAGCATTGGATTAAAGTCGGTAGGTCAGATTGGTTTAAGTGACAGTGACCGTGGAATAGGATTACCTAAGCGTGACGATCGACCACGTCCCGGTACAACAGTTGTAACTAAGAAAAAAGATAAGCCTAAGACTGCAGCCGCTGGTGGTGGAAAAAACCCACCTAAGAATCCCCCAAAGGGTCCAACAGGACCTAAAAATCCTGATAAAGATAATTATAACAAGAGCGGCGCTTCAAACGGCAAAAAAACTGGGTATCTAGATAAAGGCAGAAAGAACTAATAAAAAAGGCCCCAGTTACGGGGCCTTTTCTATTTACTTGGGAAAGTCTTTTATCCACACCGTTACCGCTGTTTCATCGGACGTTCCGTCGTAAGCATCTGGTCCTAATCCCCAGGACCCAAAGTTTTTTCCACGATTTGTCATGTAGAAAGCGGCTTGGGCGTTTGTTACTGGGTCAAAGAGTTCAGCATTAGATTTAATACCAAATTTTTCTCTTCGGTCTTCTCCTAGGCTTCCGATCATGTTGATCTGGAATAGCCCATAAGAGTTGTCACCTGTTGAAGACGTTTTATTATGAGAAGTGGAGTTGCCCCTGGATTCCCGCATAACTACCGCCCAGGCCGTCTTTAAGGAGCTATCCTTAAATCCAACCAGTTCAAGCATGTCTGCTAGGTCCGTAGGACTGAACTTTGTCATTTCCCGATACTTATCTAGAGGATCAACTACGACCGGGGTAGTGATCACAGTGGGTGTATCAACCCTGTTATATACCGCATAGGCTTCGTTTGTGGTAACTATGGTTAACATAGCTATCATTAGGGTAGCTTTTGCTTTTAAAATAGTTCTTTCATTAAATTTCACACTATCTCCTAGGCTAGAAGGCCAACCCGAACCTTTTATCATCTGTCACCTGATAAAAAATAGCCTGGCGTCTGTCTGCCAAGCTAGTTGCAACCCTTTTGTTTCGTTGTTAGTGTTGGGGGTTTTACTCCCCTATTCAATATTCTACCAGTAAATACAGGGCACATGCAACATAGAGTCTGATATGATATACGTCTGTACATATCACTTAAAGGAGCCAAAAATGGCAAAATGTTTAAATTGCGGCGATAATGCTGTATTTTTAATAAAGAATCAGGGAACACTTGAGCAGGAGTTCTGTGACGCACATCTCCCTAAGATGTACAACAAGCTGCGCCTACCTAACATTGTTGAGCGTCTAGACGCTGCACCAACACCCTACGATAAGCTTCGTGAAGAAAAAGAAGCAGAAGTTGTAGCAGTTCGTGAAAAGACAAAGGCTAAAAAGAAAGCAGAGGCTGAAGCAGCTGTTGTAGTTGAAGAAGCACCTGTTGAAGAGACACCGGCTGAGTAATGAGAGTTACGAGGGTAATAACAAAACAAGGACACCCAGTGCCAAAAACTGCTGGGTTTGCTAAAGGACCGTTTCCACCGGAGATTTATATCCCAACTGAAGTTATTGTGGATTACCAGCCTTTAGACGAGGATACTCCTATTGGCGGCACAGCGCAAAACAACTTTGCAGAGCTACGTGAATTTAGGTGTAGACTATGCGGTGAGATTATGTTTGAGCATAAAACAGCTGATCATACATGTGAGGGCAACTTAGATGGCGACGACGCGTGATGTAGGTAACTTTTATTGGCACACTATGGTGTATCCAGTAAAACCACCTGTTATACTCGATAAAGCAGAGACACAAGAAATTGACGGAAAATACAGGGGTGGAAAAGGTTGGGCTATTCGTCTTCCTTTTACCAGGCTAGCAATTGTTGTAGGAAAGTGGACAGCCACTTTTAGTGAGAGCATGGCTCTAACAAGAGCTATCAATGGACGAGCTATCGAAGAAGATTCGTTTGATTGGGATACAGTAAGATACGGGGCAGAAGATGAAGATATTTAAAAGTAAGCAAGTTCGTGAATTAACAAGGATTGAAAGAAGAGTGGCAAGTTTGCCTACTTCCGAACTTCTTGGTTGGACAGATCAAATTATGTTCACAGTAGGTCGTAACTTATCTGCTTGGATGAAAAGCCAAAATGCAGACACACTAGAAGAAGCTCGTGTTGGAGCTGAAGCGCTTCACGCTATTCTAGATACTTTGAGTAAGAGAGCGGTTAAGTGAGTGATTTAGAGGACGACCTAGAAGAGTTTGATGCCGAAGACGAGCTTGACGCTGAAGAGATAGGTTTAGAAGAGCCTGAAGAAGAGCTCTCGGAACTATCAAAAGAATTTGTAAAAGTCCTCGTAGATAAGATCATGCAGTTTATGGTTCTACTAGTAGGGCACGAACTGCACCCATACCAACAGCCTCTAGCCCGACGTGTTATTGAATCTATCATCATTAATGATGGTGAAGAAGTAACAGCCTTAGCTTCACGTCAGTCCGGTAAATCAGAAACTATTGCTAATACCGTAGCTACTCTTATGGTTATTCTTCCTCGCCTAGCAATAATGTACCCAGACCTTTTGGGTAAGTTTGGTGATGGTATTTGGGTAGGTATGTTTGCCCCAGTTCAAAACCAGGTAGAAACCCTGTACGGCCGTACAGTTTCTCGCTTAACCAGTGAGCGTGCTATGGAAGTCTTTGGAGATCCAGAGATCGATGATATCCCTACAAAGACCCCGGGAGTAACTAAGAACATTAAGCTTAAGAGGTCCGGCTCTACTCTTATGATGATGACAGCTAACCCACGAGCTAAGATCGAGTCTAAGTCTTTCCATTTAATTATCATTGATGAGTGTCAAGAAGCAGACGATTTCGTAGTTTCAAAGTCTATTGCTCCGATGGGTGCGTACTATAACGCTACTATTGTAAAGACGGGCACACCTACTACCCACAAGAACAACTTCTACCGAGCTATCCAGCTAAACAAACGTAGACAGATGGGTGCACGAGCTAAGCAGAACCACTTCCAGTGGGACTGGAAAGACGTAGCTAAAGTTCAAACTAACTATGAAAAGTTTATTAAAAAAGAAATGCTCCGAATTGGAGAGGACTCAGATGAGTTTCAGCTTTCATACAACTGTAAATGGTTGTTGGAGCGAGGTATGTTTATTACATCCTCAATTATGGATGATCTTGGGGATACGTCGCAAGAACTTGTAAAGAGCCACTTCAGATCTCCTGTAGTTGTTGGGGTTGATCCAGCACGCAAAATGGACTCAACTGTTGTAACTGTTGTGTGGGTTGACTGGGATAGGCCAGATGAGTTTGGTTACTATGACCATAGAGTACTCAATTGGTTAGAAATTCAGGGGGATGACTGGGAAGAGCAATATTTCCAGATTCAACAGTTCTTATCTAACTATGATGTTCTAGCTATTGGTGTAGACGCCAACGGTGTTGGCGACGCTGTAGCTCAACGTTTAAAGATTCTTATGCCAAGAGCAGAAGTAATTTCGGTTACCTCTAGCCCTAGTGAGCAGTCAAAACGTTGGAAACACCTACAGGCTTTGATTCAGCGTCAAATGGTCTCATGGCCTGCCCACGCTAAAACCAGACGGTTGCGTATTTGGAAGAAATTCTACCAACAGATGACAGATGCCGAGGTACAGTACAAGGGGCCTAACTTCCTAGTAGCTGCCCCTGATGAAGCCCACGCACATGACGATTTCGTGGATTCTTTAGCCCTGGCTTGTTCTTTGACCCAGGAAATGGTTATGCCTACTATTGAAGTCAGTGCCAGTCCTTTCTTTTAATTATTATCTTTAATGTGACAAAACGCCGCGTACGCGACAGAATTATCCCGAGGACCTCAATCCCAACCCTATAGGAGAATAAACAATGGCAATGGAAAATATTGCACCAACACCTCAGTTCCCTGAGCGTGTAGGCTCAAGCTATGAACGCAAGTTCAGCCCAGCAGCACCAGGCCTTCGTGGCCCACTTCGTTTCGAAGAAGGTATTGCAACAGATACAGACGTTCCAAATGATTTCCAACTTGGCTTGGATCAGGGTTACGACACACCAAACGGTCGTCCTAACCACAACATGAACGTAATGGAAAAATATGCAGAAGAGACAATGAAAGAGCGTGCTCACGTTGGATCTGCTTCATGGGTCGAAGCACCTACATATCTTGGCGAATTTTCACA